GCAAATTCTGTTATTACTACCATAAGTAACTAAGTTAGTAATAGTATATAAGGGTTTCGTTTATAATTTACTAAGAATTTTATCGAGGATTAAAAGGATTTTCTCTTGTGTTTCTCCGAGAGAATTGAGTTTCGTATCTGCTAGTCTAAACATTAAATACATTCCAAGTCCTCCAACTCCAAACTGAACGACCAACTCTTCAAGTGCCATTATGGAAGTATGTCTCCTCTAGTTCTAAGCATTGCTAATATTTGCTGGATTGCTGCTCTTGATTCAACATCGACCACTGCTCCTCCAACTGGGTCTATAATCGGCGGATTTCTTGGAACTGGAGTCGCTCCATGAAAGCCGATGTTTGTTGCGTTTAAGTATAAATCATCAGTTGCGAAAGCAGTTTGAAGAAGTGATCCGCCTGCACCATCAACTCTAAAAGCTGCTGTTCCTGTTCCTGCATTAACATAAACTGAGCCAGATGTGATGTTGAGTTCTTGCGTTCCCGCTCCGCTTTCTGTTATAAGTCTAGTTCCAAATTGATTGACGATTGTTCCACCTCTTATTGTGAATTGCGATCCCTCGTCTTGAATATATGTATTTGCTGTTTCAAAAGCTAGTCGTGGATTTCCTGCTCCTGAGTTTGTTAAGGTTAAGACTTCTTCACTTGCTGAGTTGGCATCAATAACTAATTTTCCACCGTCATAATAAAAATTTGCGCTTGAAGTTAAATTACTACCGTCTGAATATGGAATCCTATTAGCTGGAATGCTAGTTGATAGTGTTTCAACAGTTAGTTTTTTAAATGCTCGACTATCAGCCATTCCTGATAGATTTGGAATTTCTACTCCAACACCGAGGGGAATGTTTCTTGTTGGCGTTCCTTTCTTCATGTCTCTTAAAAGTTTAGTAGTTTTATTTCTTGCCATTTAATCCTCTCCTTAATCTTTCTGGAATCTTTGATGCTTTATATGGAACTAAGCCAGTTCTCCGTCCAGTTTGTTTGGTTGTCCCTGCTACGAGTCCTGTGACTGAGGGGTATTTGGTTTTAATAAATCTAGTTCCTGAACTACCAGTTCCGACATTAACCATGTTTATTCTAAAAGCTAGAACTATAAAAAACTATTCTTCATCGTCTTTTGACTTTGACTTCGGTTTTGACTTTGGCTTGTCTTCAAACTCTGGATATTTGTCAAGCATGTCCTTAGCTGCTAGAGTGTTGCCACTTAAAAGATAATTTTTATACAAATTTCTTGCGTTTTCTTTAGTCATTTTAAGTCGTTGTGTCTGTTATGACATTAACACTTTTAGGATCAGTCAATAAACATTCTGATTCTATCCAAACTCTAACCTTTTTTCCAATTCCAGGATCAGTTATCACGGCGCTTGTGATTGGCATGAATGTTTTAAGAGTTGCACTTCGATCTGGAATCCATTGGATAACATAATCAGTTGTTGCATTCTGGCTTACTAGAACATTGCAGCCTAGAATTTCCATGACTACTCCGTCTCTGACTTTCTCACTTGAGAATTGAGGAATACTTGATCCCTTTGTATTGATTAAATAGTCTAATAAGAATCTGTGCTCGATTGGATTCATTAATAAAACTGAGCCCTCTGGATCATAACCTGAAGCTCTCATCTTTTGTTTTCCTAGTAAAATATCATCGATTGGATCTCCGTTTGTTGTATCGTCCCAGCCAGTTCCAGTCGCTGCTGCTGTATGAACATTAGATGGATTTGGAATTGTTGGCGTTGCTGCTGATGCTTCTGTGATTACTGAGTAGATTCTTAAGTCTTGTTTTCTTTGAACTGCTCGGACTAGGTCTCGAACATTGGTAGCCAATAAATCAACATCTGAATCCTTTAAGTCTTCGATTGAGAATAATGGACTTTCAACAAAAAATTTCTTTACATAAGATGTGTTTCTTGTCCAAGATTGTTCAGCTACGAATGGCAATGCTCCTTGTGCGTTGTTTGAAATGTGACTAGTTGTAATTCCAGATGTGTCTGGTGTGTCTAGGAATCCTGAAGTCTTTTGATACCATCGGATTTCTCTTGCCGTAGTTGTTGAATTCACTACAAACTTTTTGAAAACATTTTCTTCGTCTGCAAATCCTTTGACTAATCGGTCTATGTCTATTCCTCTAATATCTGCTTGTCCGCTTGCGTCTGCCATTTTATTTTTATGCTAGGTTCATCACTGTTGGTCTTAATTCCATTAGTAAAGTATGAGTGTCTGAAGCTGTTTCTAGTGCAATGCCTAAAATGTTCTCTCCATTGACTGGTGCTGGTGCTACTTCGTTAGCTGCTCCAGTTGCTGAATGAGTATCGAGAGCCTCTCCAACTGTTATTCCTGCTCCAGCTAGAACTTTGAATATTCCACCTCTATAAACTGCGAGAGTTGTGTTTCCGTCATTTGCGATCTTTTCTGCTGCTGCGATTCCTGCGATTATGTCTCCGTCTCCGTCTGAAAGTGCTGCCGTCATTGGATCAGTCATCTTCAGAATAGCTCCTTTTTCAATTCCAGTTCCATCTGCGACTGTGAATTGAACAGGTAAATGAGTCTCGACCATTAGGACTGCTTCGTTTGCCATGCCTCTTTAAAGTGCTTCTTTTATTTAAAGCTTTTCTTTATTTGGACATTTTAGACTTTTCTTCTTTTATTTTCTGCTCGGCGAGCTTAAGCATTTCTTCTTGGATTGTTAGGTTCTCTTTGCTCTGTTGTATTAAAACCTTGGCTTCTGTTGCTACTCTAGTCCATAAGACTTCTTCTGGTGTTCCAATCTTAATGTCTAGTTCTTTATTTTTTGACATTAAGATCTCCTCTTAATACTCTTGCAGCATATTCTGCATTTGTTTCTGGTTCTGGCTCTGGCTCTATATGTCCTGCCTCGGTTTTACCACTCAGTATTCTGACAGCTTCAAGCTTTTCTTTTCGCTCTAGAAGTTGTCTGCTTACTTCGTTTGCTTCTTCAATCCTCTTAGCATTCTCGCGAGCTTCATCAACCAAGCCGATATTGATCTTATCTTCTGGTTTAAAGGTCGGTGCAGTCTGCGCCTGAGGGTTTTGTATAGTTTCTTTAATTTCGTTTTCATTTGACATTATGATCATAATACTTCAAAACGCTGTGCTGGTTTATTTACATCTGGATAAATAATCTGGTCTTCAAGTGATAATTTAGCTCGTCTAATCTCAGCCAGAACTGCTTTGACTTCGATTCTTTTATTTCTTGCGTCTGTAAATACCGCCCCCACTGGATCGTCTTCAAGCATTTTTAAAACCATGTCTGAAGCCATCATTGCTCTCTCAGCATCTATTAAATCATCAACCGCCCAAGCAATAGGATAACCACCAGCGACATCTGCTTCAAGCTGTCCTAAACTTTCTTTAGTGATTGTTCTAAATCTATCAGCTTCATCAACCGTCAATTTTTGACCTTTCTGGACTGCTCCAATATAAGCTATGGCTGCTGGTGCGAGTGCTAGAGCCCCAGTAGCTGTTGCTGTTGTTGTTGCAGAAGACTTTAAGAGAGTGCCGCCAATAGCCTGAGCGCCGAGTGCTGCTCCTGTTCCTTTAGCTCCAACATCAACCAACTCAACTCCAGTCAGTCCCCCTGAAAGTGTTGTGAATTCAAAACCTAGTAAATCTAATGCTTCTTGAGGTGTGAATTGTTCTTGAATTTGAGCGAGCAGTTCTAGTTCTGGAGCGTATTCCGTTCTTTCTCCAGCAGCTTCGAGCTCCAGTCTGATTTGATTATTTAGTTCTTCAAGTTCGTTTTTTGATGAAATTTTGGATTTAAGCGTGTCTTGAACTAATTTACTTGAAACTCCAGTTCCGAAACCTTGACCAGTGCCACCAGCTCTCATTTCTGAGATTGCTTGAAAAGTTGCAAATTCTTTAGCAGTCATAGTTATACTCTTTCCGCCAGTTGTTAGTGTGATATTTCCCTCTTTGCCTCTAGTTCTTTGAAATAAATCGTCACCTACGCCATGAGTAAATTGACGCGCTCGTTTTTCTTCAAGTTCTGCGACACTCTCTCTTTCTGTCTGATCAGTTCGAGCTTCAAAAACCACTGGTTCAGCTCTAGTAGTCATTACATCTGGATCTCTGGCCGTCCGTCTCTGTTCTGCTTCAGTTCTTCGTTGAGTTTCAGAAGCTTCTGCTGTTTCTCTTAATTCCTGAGAACCTTCTATAATTCGTTTTCTAAACCTTTCCAATATGGACGCCATTATGTGCCACTCCCTAAACCAGTAGTCATATCAGAAGTTTGAAGTGCTGGAGCTGTTAGTGGTGCTTCAGGTGTTGAAGCTCCGTCTTTAGCTTCGTCGCTTAATAGTTCGTTTTGAAGTGAAGCTGGGAATGTTAGTTCGATCTTTAAATATAATTGATTCCAAATCTGGTATTCGATGTCTTGCTGTTCATCTTCGACTGATTGTTGGAATGCTAAATATGCAATCTTAGCTGTGCTCTCGGTGAATTCCCCAGAGCTGCCAAGAATAATCTGAGGAATTCCGACCACTTGAAAGAAGTAGTCTCTTAAGTGAGCTCTCCATGGTAAAGGATTAAGTGTTGCATTACTAGGAACAGAGACCAACTCGAAATCGACTGTGTCCTTTGGAATATAAATGTTCTCTCCTTTGTTTATGACTTCGTCCATTTTTGTGACGAATGCGTCAATCTTTGTCTGGTTGTCTGTGTCTAGTTTGAACGCCATGATTGGCTTGACATGTCTATGTTGAAGTTGTTTCATATCTTGGAACGATTCATAGTTAGCTTTGATTATATCGACCAGTGCTTCAATGTCTGAAGTTCCATGAATCTCATCAGCTACTCTCTTGTTCGTTAAGTGAAAGATTTGATTAGGTTTAAATTTCTGAGTCTTCTTTCCAGTCTTTGAAACTTGTTCGTATCTCTTGATTACTCCTTTCTCATTAACTACGATCTTCATAGCGCCAGGGTCTAGAGACTTGAGATTGACTAGCTGTTTAGTTGTTGGATCTCTTATAATCTCAGCATATGCGTCTCCACCTATTCTTCGAGTGACTATCATATTCTTGAGAATTGAATTAAAGGAATCATTGCCCCAGCCCTTAATTGAATCTAAATAAACTTCAGTCGTTATATCGTCTGTTTTAAATCCGCGACCAACAGTCCAAACGCTTCGTGCGTCCAATGCTGCTTTTAGTTCTGGAATTGATTTATAGTAGCCGAAGTATTCAGACCATTTAGTATTTTGCCAAGTGGTTTCTTTACCAGTCGCTGCATCGGTGTCTTTACTAGGAACAGTTATATCGTCCATAGTTCCAGTTAAGTCACTACTCGTTGATCCTGCGATGTCGTATTCTGGCATATTATTATTTATCTCTCCTTATTTATATATCTAATCTTAATGGTATTCTTACAAATGATGAAGCTGTCACATCTGATCCTGCTCCCCAAGATGTTCTGTCTGCTGGGTCGTGAGCCAGTTGAACATTTGGATTTCCACCATGCGTCTTCTCGAATCTGATTCTTATGCTTTCTCCTTTCTTGAGGTGTTGAGGTGTTGTGATTGGTATAACTAAACCTGAATAGAAATAAGATTGACTTGAGCCTGATACTGTGACGCTCCCACTATTTGCGTCTCCTAAATCAGTGGCTGTTGAGCCGTCCCACTTTTGAAGCTTTACTGTGACAACTGCTGCCCCTGAACCACCAGCTGGATATGTGCCGCCCCAGTTTAGATTAACTGTGACATCTCCATGGATTGTTAATGGATGGTCTAGTGGATAATCAAAATTAAGAGCTGTGTTTTCAGTTAAAACTGTATTTGACATAAATCCAACATCTCTAGTTGCGAAATAAACGCTTGAGCCCGTATCATCTAATGCTTCAGCGAAATATAAATTAAAGAATCCAGTTCCACTGATAACATCTGCGAAGTCGTAATTGACTTGAACGTCTCCACCAGCTCGATATACAATTGGTACTGGCATTATGCGTCCTTCACGAATTGTCTGACTTTCATGTCTTCGAGAGTTTTCATACAATTAACAAACTCATCTCGGAGAACATCGAGCATTGTCTCCGCTTCAACTCTTGAGGTATATCCAGACATATCGTAGTTTATGACTTTCATAGCAGCCCAAGAACTCGCAGCCATTTTGAGAATCCCTTTAACATCGACATTCAGTCCTGAATATAAGTCCGACCAGTTCGTCCGAGTTTGTGCGTTGATTAAAGATTCTGCTTGAGTAATAAAATCATTGGTATATGCTTCAGCCGTTGAAACACTTGAAGCGTTAGCTCCAGCTTTTCTTAAAACCTCAGTTCTATTTGTAAAGATTCCTGTATCTGCCATTATTTATTTCTCCTTAAAGCGTTTATGAGCTTTCTAATTTCGAGGATTAAAGCATAAGTGTCATCTGAAACTTCGAGTGTTTGTTCAGTTGGGTTCTC